TGAGATAATACGTTCATCTTTGACTATGATAGCACCAACATGGAGACGGGTTGCGGTAGAACATTCCGCAAAGACCTCAGCGGTCTTCATATAGGCTTCAATATGTTTCTGTTTCATAATGTGAAATATTACTTAATATATTCCAATGAATCTTTACGCATCTTATATAGCTGTTGTGTTAAGTCTTGTCTAGGTTCAAATTTACAAACCGAAATAAAATCAACACCATCAATATCTTCCGTACCCCAATGTTTAAAGGTATAGAAAACTTCTTGTGATGATTTCACACGCACTTTTACTGGATTGGAATGTTGAAGTTCTTTGTTTCGATATTTCATAATAAGTCCATTATACAAAAAAGAAAGGGCTCTGTCAAGAGCCCCTTTGTTATTTACCGTTTTATTGGAAAATTACATTTAGTCTTTAGAAACCAAAGGAATCTTTTTGATTAGGTCTTGAGCTTTGACCATGTTAGACAACCAGATTTTTAACATACCGTTTGCCAACTCTGCGTTTTCAATTTCAATCTTATCAGCAATCTTGAATTCATGATTGAAACCACGATTAGCAATACCTTTGAAGAGGTATTCTGAAGTGTCTGTTTCATCTTCTTTAGCAGCACCTTTAACAACCAATTTGTTACCTTCTAGGGTAACTTCAATATCTGTTTTAGCGAAACCAGCAACTGCCATTTCAATGACGTATTTGTTTTCTTTTACTTGTTTAATATTGTATGGTGGATATGCAACTGCTTTTTTTGCTGTTTTAGACAGGTCTTCAAATTGCTTGAAAACTTCATCGAAACCAATCATAAAAGGGTCGAACTTGTGGAAATCCATTGAAGGAAATAATTGAGTCATGCTTTTTCTCCTGTTAAAGCGAGTTTAAGAAATTGCCGCCTCGATGAGCACGGCACCATAATTATACTATTATTTATACTACCTGTTAAGTACTTTGTGGTTTTTTACCAATATTGTACTTGGGGGTTAATTGCCATTCAGCCTTCTCTTTATGAGAAATGATTTTTACCTGTGATAGAAAGATAGGTGGTGGTGTTTCTGTTTGTGTTTTGTTGACAATCTTAATCAGACCCCAATCTTCCAATAGGTTGGCGATGGCATTTCTACGAGAAAGGTCATTCTCGGTAATGTCTGTTGGCTTGCCATCTAAGGCAAATAGTTCTTTGAAATGTACTATGTAATATTGTCCACGCTTGTGGAGAATATGACACGACTGGAATAATGTTTTATCTTTTTTGGAAGCCACACCAATCCGTGTTAATGTTTCACGGACTTTTAAGAAATCATCTTGTTCTTGTAATGTTACTTCCACCAAATCCTTAACGTCAATCATATCACCCGCCTTTGTCTGTTTTTCTTTTTATTTCAGCGATTTGTTCATCAGTAAGAATACGCAAGGCTTCTTTAGCCTTTTGATTGGAGTAACCAAAATATGTTTTAATGCAATCAATATTCTCATCGTTCTTGGACTTCTGCCACGGAGCGAACTTCCGTTTCATAGGTCTAATACTATTTAGAAGATACTGGTATTGCATGTCTTTGTCCGTAGATGGCCAAAGATTCATCTCATTGGCATACAACACACAATCAATGTGGTATGATAGAGAACGATTGACTATGAAAGGCGCATAGTCCTTGAAGTCAAGTTCATCATCTGGTTTCTTGGTGTGAAGAACCAGGTTTACAAAGTCGAATGGTGTCATTTGAATTCACATTCAACCATAATTTCTGTGAGACAGGCAATCAAATTAATTTCATGGTCAGCCACAAATGCTGCCTGATATTGATACTTGGCAAGGATAAGAACCAATTGAGGTACAGAATTGGCTTTCAATAGTTCATATAGACCATCATACAATTTACGGAAGATGCGTGTAGGATCATTGTCCAAGTTCATGGTGACCCATTTACGAGCACCAGCAAAGTCTTTATCTTTGAGTGATTTGGTTAACTCACCAAGTTGAATATCTGAAACTGAGGCAAGAATACCTTTGTCAATGTTACCAGATATACCATATCGTTGTAACTCATTAAGAATACGGCGATTATCAGGGAAATGTTTAGTAACAACGGCGACAATAACTTCTTTGTCATACGTGATATTCTCTTCTTTCAATATCCATTCTACACGCTTAAAGAATAGTGTCGCCATCTTGGCTTTAGAACCATTTGGCTTAACATCAATTACAGTACAACGGGAATGAATAGGATCGATAATCCTGTTCTTAAAGTTACAGGTGAATATGAAAGAACAGTTAGATGCAAATTCTTCAATACCTGCACGCAGGATGGCCTGTGCATTAGGCGTTAGATAGTCTGCTTCATCTAAGATAATGACCTTACGACCACCAGTCAAGGACATTGACGAAGCATAGTTTTTAATTTTAACACGAATGGTATCTACACCATTCTCATCAGAACCGTTAATGACAATGTAATCACAACCCACCTCTTCACACATAGCACGAGCAACAGTAGTCTTGCCGACACCTGCTGAACCTGCTAGAAGCAAATTTGGGATCTCTTTACGATTTACAAATTCCTGAAAGGTTGCCTTGAGAGCCTCAGGAAGAATACAATCTTCAATCGTTTTAGGGCGATACTTCTCCACCCATAACATGTGTTCTGACATTCAAATTCTCCATAATATAATTAATTTTCATCATGCCATTTAAAGCCAAGAAGATGCTTGGCCATAAACCTGATGACGGCATTTGGTTTAGTGGGTCTATACACAAACATAGATTCTGATAGTTCCCATTTACCAACATTCTTTGTAGAAGGCCTTAAAACGAATGAGCTGGTTACAGGTTGAGACCAACTGATAACACCTGTACCACCATCACTAATTAAAAAACTACCACTATATGCAGTAGTATTCAATTGTCTCTTTCGCCATTCTTCATTCCATTGAATACTTGGATTAAAATCCAGGTTCAATTCAGTTTGTTCAGTTAGAGGCCAAAAAAACTTAATCTCTAACTGATTCATTATTTGACCTCAACCATGCTTTCATACAAAGCTTCAAATTCTTTTGATTCAGCCACTTCAGTCTGAAAAGAATTCTTATGTTGTGTCTTTGCCATGCGCTTGAGAATCTTTTTAGGTACTTTCAATTCATCATGTGCAATATCAACAATGTCTTTGATGGCAGCATTGTTACCATCATTCTTGTGCATATGAAGTACAACTTCGTCAACATATCCTTTGAGTTTCTTCAATGCTTCATCATCATAAGAACCAAATAATGTATTAACTTTAGTCATATTAACCTTCGTTATTAATCATTGCAACAATCTCATAATCTTCTTCGGTACAAACGATACTACCATTCACAAGATTCACACCAGTCTTGCCGGCTTGTTCACCTTCTGGAATTTTAAACACAGCAACAACGTGAGCAGGATTAATAGCAACACGGTTGGCAGTAACGGCATCAGTAACATAAAACATATTATTCTCCAAATTTAGATTCTTTGGCTTCAATAGCAATCCAATATTGCAAGTCGCCTTTTTCATTGGCAAATGATGCCAGACCTTTTGATGAAACTTGTACATCATATGTACCAGGAATCATCTTAAAGTTTTCAACTAGAAAGACGGCTTTATATACTTCATCACTATCGGTTGTACCAATTTCGATTGTATTTGTGTGTGCTGAGTCATCTTTAGCATTGAAGCAGGTAACAGAGATTTTAGAACCATCGGATTCAAAAGCAATGTTAGGAGAACCAAGTACAGCAGCATTCTTCAATGCTTGTGCTAGGTCTTCATCTTTAAGTTTAAAAGAACCATCAACAGATGGTAAAGTCAACTCTTTTTCTGGTGCCGAGACAATCATAGACTTGGCGGTCATACGATACTTAGTCTTGGAACGACCAGATTTAAATACTACATTATTGGAATCAAAATCCAATTCAGTATCTTTACCCAAGGAATGTACTGATAAGAATTGGTTCAAATCATAGATACAAAAGTCTTGTGGAAAATCATCAGGCAAAGTGGCTTTTGCAAGCACGGTCTTTGTTGAAGAAATAGTAGCAATCTTATTGCCTGTTTTAAACTCAATACCAGAATTGATTCCAGCAAAGTTTTTTAACACGTTAAGTGTCTCGTTAGATAGTTTCATTTTTCACCTTATCATTATTAACAGAATAGATTATATCATGTTCATACAAAAACATCAAGCAGCACATTGCGTGGGCTAAATGATGTATACCAGACTCGGGGTCTAATTGTTCACCCTTTTGCCATGCCCAAACATGCCGTTCCATTGCATCAAAATACCTGCGTTTAGAGTCAGGTACTTTTTGCCAATTTCCACGTTCATATTTTTGAGCGCCAAAGGTAAGTACTTTGACGGTCTCTTCTAATGCAAATGGTGGAAGTAAACCATATTCTAGTTTGCCTCCATCATACTTACGACCTGCACCCATTACATCTCACCAACAAAGTTGGCAACAGCAGGCATATCTCCTCTGAAGTGATATGTACCAATATGGTCAGTTTTCATCCAAGGACACAACCAAATTGAACCACCAATTTTACGCCACATTTGACAGAACATATAATCTTCAGATAAGTAACGGTCTGAACCACCACCTGTGATAGAATCTTTAGTATCGATTACTGTATCAAAGAAAGCCTGAATGTAACGTGAACCATCAAAATTGGCTTGGCCAACATGGTCTGGTTTGTAACGAATCATTGGATATGCTTCTTCCATCTTTGCAAAGACTGAACGCTCAACTAACATAAATCCTGTACCAATCTCAAGTACTTCAAGTGGTTCGGTTACAGAAAATTTATCTGTGCCTTTAACTGGATTGAAAACAAAGTCACCAGTAACTTGTTCGAGATTTTGTGGTTCAATATTCGGATTCTTTTCCATTGCCTTTTTAACAGCACGCCACTTAATGGCCTTCTTAGGATAAGGACCACCAATAACATCTTTCTCTAGTGCTAACAAGGCAATAACGTCTTGTGGATTAAAGTGAATGTCAGAATCTAAAAACAATAGATGTGTACATTCTGAACGATGGATGAATTCATCCACCAAATAGTTTCTAGCTCGTGTAATTAAAGATTCATTGAAAAGAAATGAAAATTTAATTTGTACTCCGTATTGCATACAAATAGCCTGTAAATCTAAACAAGCTTTGGCATACAATCCATGATTCATTCCACCATACATTGGTGTGGCTACAAATATACTTTTCTTTTGTAGTTCTTCTTTTTTAACTGAAATTTCCATTTGCTCTCCAAGAAATAAAAAAAAGGGAGTACCGCCTCTACGGCAGTCTCCCTAATAAGTGGTTTAAGCTAAGCTATAACCTGCTTGAAGTGCTGTACGCACCATAGCTTTAGTTGGCTTACCGAGGCGATAAGAAGCAACTTTAACACCGTTAGCGTTGTACTTGGTGTTAGTATAGATTACGTGACCTTCTTGACGAAGTTCATCGATACGAGCAGACACATTGGTAACACCAAAGCGGCGGCGAGCTTGCTCGACTGTGAAGGTGTTGTAACCTTCTGGTTTGCTCAAAGCATTCAACATACGTTGTTTTGCGGATAGTTTAGTCATAATTTTCTCCTAATGACAAAGTTTCAAAGTCTTGTTTTCACAAGTATTCACATTATACTATTATATAGTACTCCTGTCAACCATTTCCATGGTATATTTAATTATCTGCCAACTTGTGGCAAATACTTAGCCTTGGTTTCTTCCCAAGACAGGTATATCAAGTCATCATAGAACAAAGATTCATAAGATACGGTGTTCTTTTTCTTCAACATTGATATACGACCTTTGGCATATTTGGTTTTCCAAATTTGCGTCAAGGCTTCTTCACTGGTATCAAACGATTTAACCAGTTCTTTATCACCAATCTCCTTGCGGAGATATTCATTGGTGTTATTATAGAGAGGAGAAAAATAGATTCCTCTCGCATGTTCTGTACGAATTAATTCTTTTGGAATGCCTAACTTAGAATAGGCAAAATTAAGTGTGCGATTCTTATGGTCACGTTTCAAAGGTAAACCACCATCTTTTCCATTACCATCTTTATCAAATTTTGTGGTTGGCTTCTTTGCATCCCACCACTCAAAGTATTTTTCGGGATAATTTTCTTTAACCCATTTATAAATTTCATCTACTGTTTTTTTGGATGGTTCAAAAGCAACTGAACCAGATGAGAATCCCATTTTCTCCCAATGTTCCAAACCATCATACTGAGAAAGACCACCGGACTTTGTGTTACCATAAAGTGAAGTAGTAGTAACACCAACAAGTGTATCTCCATATTTTACCTTCCAATCATTTTGTACTGTATCCGATAAACATAATAAGGCAAGTAACTTGCCGCCCATATAATTAAAACCTAGTGGTTGTAAAGGAACAATCGTAGAACCAATTGCCGTATGATTAATCATACTTTGTTGTGTCTTAACATCTCTCGACCAACCAATTTTATTATCTCTTGGAGTCAGGTCTAAGAAGTCGGAACTGATACAAATAACACCAAGATACTTTCCTGACTGGCCATCGATAACTGTATAGAATAGATTACGACCAATATTAGAATTGTTCTTCATTGTGGAAGAAAAGGTACGAATGGCATTCCATTCATCAACTGTAAAATCACCTTCACTACCATTAGACAATTTCATGATAGGTCTTAAATTGGCATAATCATCTGGTGATTCTGGCATCCAAAAGTTTTGTTTAACTTGTTGAATTATTTTGTTTTGTTTTGGATCATCCATAACAATTTCATCATTTATGGTAGATGTTACTTTAAGTGGATATCTTTTCTTGACTTCTGTCCATTTTTGATACAAGGTATATTCACGTACATCCATTTTAGATGCATATGTCAAATCATTAATCAACTTTGATTTTAAAGTTTCTTTATCAACTTTTTCACCAGTGGTTGGTGGATTTTGTTGTTGCCAAATTTTCCATTGTTCATCAACTGGTGGAATGACATTACTTTGACAGACTTGTTCTTCTTCACCAAAGATTGTATTTACGATTTTAAGTTGTTTTGCCATTATTTTGTTGTGCTGCTAATTGTGCCATAACTTTAGGATTAAAATACTTACGGCGAATCTTGTTTAGTTTCTTCAAACCAAACTGGAATGCCAAAGGCTTTACACGACTAGTATACACTATTCCGTTCATATGGTCAAGCTCATGGAGGAAAACTCTCGCACTTATGCCATCGAAAGTTGCTTCTCGTTTCACACCTGTGAAATCCTGGTATTCCACTTTAATCTTTTTAGGTCTGGTAACTCTCAACATCAATAATGGAAAAGTAAGGCAACCTTCTTCCATATGTGCTTCGCCTTCCATTTCAATAATTTTTGGATTGAAACAGGCAATATAATCATCTTCGGCACCCATCACAAAAACACGATGTTCAAACCCACATTGGTTGGCAGATAATCCTAATCCATTATTTTTCTTACAAGTTTCAACAAGTGAAGAAGCGAAATCATCCGGATTGATAGGCGTATTATCAAAATCAAATTCTTGTAATGCTTTGTGTAATGCTGAATGTGTTGGGTCAACTAAATCGAAAGTTTCAATTTGTGGTTGTTGAATCTTTACCTTTTCGTCCGTGTTATATAAAACTATATTATCATCTGTACTCATTTTGCTATCCTTGAAAAGTTTCCTTTTTTCTCAAACTTAATGACCGAACGGAACTTATCGAACAGTTGGTCTCCTTTGTGGGAAATAACAAACACATTTGTGTCTTGTCCCATCTCATGTATCAACTTTAAAAATTCTTCTGTACCGACTGTATCGAGACTAGAATCAAATACCTCATCTAGTATCAATAGGTTTGTATTGGTAGAGTTTTTCATCTTAGCAATCTGTCTCCATGTAAAAAGGAGTGCTAAGTCGATACGCATCTTCTCGCCTTCAGAGAAATTGGCATAAGAGAATTCATCACGGTGCCTACTCTTAATTGTTTCTTCAAAGTTTTCGTTAATGTTAAAGTTAACAAAGAAGTCCATGGCAGTTAGGTACTTGTTAATCAACTTATTCATAATTGGCAAATATTGTTTAATGATTTTGGTTTTGATACCAGTATCTTTTAACAAAGAACCTGCAAATTCAAAATAATGTTTTTCGTTCATCAGTTCTTCATATGCCGTGTTGAATTCAAACATCTCAGATTTCAACTCAAGTAACTTTTGGTTATCAGCTTGTGGACTATTAACCTTGATAGACAGTTCATCATATTGTTTATTTAACTTATCAATGTATGTACTGATAGCTCTCACCGTAGCATTATGTTCTGTTACTTGATTTTGGTGTTCAATAATATGCTGGATAATCTTGGTGATATCCGACATTTCATTAGTAATATTTTGAAGTTCGGTTTCTACCTCAGTAAGACCAATTTTCTGTGTACCTAATTTATTAGTACGTTCTTCAACTTGGTGTTCTTTGAAGTCTGGTTCAATAGATTGTTTACAAGTAGGACAGTTATCATTATGTTGGTAGAATTCAATATCTTTTTCATTCTTCTTGATATTGTTCTCAATCTTACCTTTAACCTGAAACAAACCTTTAGATTTCTTTTCCAGTTTTTCTTTCTTATCACCAATCTTTGAGTTCAATACTTTAACATGTTTGTTAATCAACTCAATATCATTTCGTAATTTGTTGTGTTGCTCTTTTGATTTACCTATTTCAGCCAGTATCTTGGCAATCTCATCATCATTATGTTTCTTGTGTTCTTCAATGTTCTGTAATTGAAGTTTAATCTTTTCTTCCGTCAGAGAGATACCATACTTTGCTTTGGTAATATCTTCTTTGAATTCGGATAGTTTATCTTTGACCACACCATTCATTGATGAAAAGATTTGAATGTCGAGTAGGTCTTCGATAATAGTTCTACGGTCATTGGCAGATAACTGCATGAACGGAACAAAAGATGCTGAACCAAGGATGACCACCTGCGTAAAGGACTTGTAGTTTAATTTGAGAATTTGTTTCTCTAGTACCTCTTGATAGTCTTTTGCAGCGGCATCTTGGTTCAGCAAAACATCATTGATATAAATTTCAAATGTATTCGGTTTAATACCACGAACAATCTTATATTGTTTCTGACCGATATTAAAGAATACTTCCACAACACAATCTTTTGTATTGATAGAGTTTACCAGTTGTGGTTTATTTATTTTACGAAACGGTTTACCAAACAGGCCAAAACAAAGTGCATCCAGTATAGTGGACTTACCAGCACCATTCTGACCAATAATCAAAGTGTTCTGTGATTTGGTAAAATTAATTTCTGTATAATGAGCACCAGTAGAAAGAAAATTCTTCCACCTAACTTTTTGGAATAATATCATGCTTGTTCAGTATTCAAAGCTTCAACGTAAAGTTCTTTGAGAATGTTTTTTAATTTGGTGTTATCAATGTTATCTTCAGAGATACCATCAACATATTTGTTTAGAATTGTAATTGTATCCTCTGCCTCATTTACTAATTCTTCATCATCAAATGATAATTCAGTAAAATCTTCAGCTATAGTAATGTCGATTGGATTGACATTATACAGGTTATTCATGAACTTGTCAAATAGGTACGGATTGGTTTTATTGACCACAACCACTTTGACATAGGTATTCTTGTATTCAGATAAGTTTTTACCATCAATCTCTTTAATGGTATCTACCTTATCGTCATATAGGATTTTGTGGAACATACGATTTGGATTTGGTATGAATTGTATTTCATCTTTCCAAAAGTCCATCAGGTGAAATCCTCTGGTATCATTGTAATCTTGCCATGTTAATTCATATGGATTACCAAGATAATAGATGCCATCAGCATTTGATTTGTGGTGATAGTGACCAGAGAATGTATAATCAAACTTGTTGAATAAGGAACGGTCTAAGCCTTCTTGTGATGGCATACCACGATGCATAGCAAATCCAGCAATTTCAAAGTGACCCATACAGATTGTGGCATCAGTCTCTTTGATAAACTGTAATGTTTGTTCATAGTTATCGGCACATATCCATGGTACCATTGCAATCGGTTTAGGTCCAATGTAGATAGTTTCTGGCTCTGTGATAACATGTATGTTACCATACTCTGCTAACAATAGGTCAACAGAGTTTACATCATTCGTATTTTTAAAGTATGTGTCGTGATTACCAGCCAACATAAAGACTTCACATCCCATCTCTTGTAACGGATCAAAGAACATCTCTTTGGTACGCTTGAGAGAATAGAAATTCACATACTTTCTACGGTCAAAGGTATCACCTAAAATCAGTACGAACTTAATCTGTTCTTCCTTAATCTTAGGAAAAAATGTTTCACGGTAGAACTTCTCATAGAAATCCAAGAAGTGAACGGAGTCGTTTCTAGCTCCAAAATGTTGGTCAGTAATTACAGCAATTTTCATATTCATAACAAGATTATAACACTATTCTATAAATTTTTCAATCCCTTTAGGCTTCTTTGCCGATTTGGAGTCTTTCTTTGCCTGTTTGGCATCTTCATATGTTTCAATGAATTCGGATATATTGTCATACAATTCAAATTGTTTTGATGTACCATCTTCAAATTCCATCATTTCAAATTCATCCAGAATACCCATTTGTTCCGTAGCTTTGTACTTCACATACAGTTGTTTCTTTTCTTTCTGTATTCGTCTAAGAAAGGCATAGTAAATGATTTGAGTAAAATAGGCAAATGGATTCTTTGATTTGGTTTCATCAAAGTTGGCAAAGTACATCAAACAGTTCTCAATACCGTCCGAAATCATTTCATCTCGGTAAGTGTAATTAATAAAGTTTGGCTTATGTGACAGACCTTCGGCAATCTTCATAAAGCATTCACCTATGTAATTCGGTATACGAGGTTCAGGTAAACCTTTTTCAATTGCTTCTTTTTTCTTTGTCTTGTATTCGACCAAAGCTGTTAGAAAATCTCCGTTATTAATATAATGTTTTTGTTTACTCATTCAAATGTACCATAA